GCTAGTAGTAGTTCCTCATTATCTTTTACAAGTGGGATAGACTCAACTTATAAAGAATATATTTTTAAATTTATAAATCTTCACCCAGCAACTAATTCAGCACATTTTACTTTTAATATGTCAGTAGATGGTGGAAGTAATTACAATGTTACAAAAACCACAACTGCTTTTCATACATACCACGGTGAATCAGGTAGTGGTGGCCAGGCATTAGCATACCAAACATCAAGAGATTTAGCACAATCAACTAATTACCAAGAACTAATTAGAAATATGGGTAATCAAAATGATGAAGGTATCTCAGGACTCTTACACTTATTTGATCCATCAAATACAACTTTTGTAAAAAATTTTATAGGAAAATCAGTATCAACAAATGATGATGGTGGTGCATATATTTATACATTAGATACTGGTGGTTATGCAAATACTACTTCAGCAATTAACGCAGTAGATTTTAAAGCATCAACAGGAAATATAGATAGTGGAGTTATAAAATTATATGGCGTTAACTAAATTTAATTTTAATAGTTTTGATTTAACCACAGTTGCAAGCACAGGACTAGCTTTTAATTCTAGTGCTAATGGATTTGATACAGCAGCTGCAGGTGCTATGACATTAATTTCAACTAATACTATATCTTCAGGTGTATCCTCTTCAAGTTTTACTTCAGGGATCGATAGCACTTATGATACTTATGTGTTTAAAATTATTAATTGTCATCCAGCTTCAGACGCACATTTTACATTTAATGGTTCAACTGATGGTGGTTCTAATTACAATGTTACAAAAACAAGTACAAATTTTGTTAAGCATTATATTTCAGTAACTAATGGTATGGTTGCTGGTGGTTCTTCTCAAACATCTAATAATTATAATGCTGGTTATATAAATACTACTTCTGCTATTAATGCTATTGATTTTAAATTTAGTAGCGGAAATATAGACAGTGGTGTCATCAAAATGTATGGGATTACAAAATAATGGCTCTTAATAAATTAAAATTTAATAGTATAAATGTTACACCAGCTGCTAGTGAAGCCATAAGATTTAACTCAAGTGCCAATGGTTTAGAAACAGCAAGTGCTGGGGGTAGTTTAGTTAAATTAGCTTCTACAACTGCTAGCTCAGACTCATCAGTATCCTTTACTTCTGGTATTGATAGCACCTATAAAGAATATATATTTTTTTTTAATAATATAAGTGTTGCAACTAATGGTCAAACTTTAACTTTTAATGGTTCTATTGATGGTGGTAGTAATTATAATGTTACAAAAACATCATCAGCTTTTTCAGCATATCAAAATGAAAGTGGTAGCACTACAAGTCTTGGTTACACAACTGCTTATGACCAACCACAAGGAACAGGGTTTCAAACTTTAGCTGGCGGTATAGGAAATGGAAGTGATGAATCTGCATCAGGATTTTTACATATTTTTGAACCTAGTTCTACTACATTCGTAAAACATTATATTTCTCGTGTTAATTACTATGAAGAGTCTGATTATACAGTAGAAACAAATATTGCTGGATATTTTAATACAACAAGTGCTGTAAACGCAATACAATTTAAATTACTTTCAGGTAATTTTTCAGGAACCATAACAATGTATGGAGTATCCTAATGGCTCTTAATTTTTGTAACAATAATTCTTTATCAGCTATAACTTCGATACCTGCAGCTATTAGTGGTGGTGCTTTAAATTTAATATCTACACAGACAGCTAGTTCTAGTGCAACAATATCTTTTACAAGTGGAATAGACTCTACTTACAAAGAATATATTTTTAAATTTATTAATATTCACCCAGCAACAGACGATGCAAATTTTACTTATCAATTTAGCATTGATGGTGGTTCAAACTATAATACTACAATTACAAGCACAGCTTTTAATGCACAACATAGAGAAGATGGTGGAGATTCAGCATTATCTTATCAAGCAGGTTCAGATTTAGCACAATCAACTTCTTTTAATCCAATAAAATCAGTTGGTGGAGATAATGATCAATCCCTATCAGGAACAGCAATTTTATTTGATCCGAGTAATACTACTTTTGTAAAGCATTTTATTTTTAGAACAAATCATTCAACAGGTGCTAATTATTCTAATGATCAATTTGAAGGTGGTTATGTAAATAGTACAAGTGCAGTTAATGCAGTACAATTTAAAATGAGTTCAGGTAATATAGATAGTGGGGTTATAAAATTATATGGCGTTAGTTAAACATAATAATAGATCTATATTAAATGTAACTGCTTTAGATAGCATAGCAAGTGGTGGTTTAAATTTAATTACTACGAATACAATATCATCAGGAGTATCATCATCTTCTTTTACTTCTAATATTGATAGCACATATGATACTTATTTATTTAAGTTTATAAATATTCATGGTGCAACTGATGGTTCTGTATTTACAGTAAATTTTAGAGATGGGTCATCTGCTTTTGATGCTGTAAAGCAAACCACAGCATCTTATTATTATCACTCAGAAAATGATAGTGAAGCTGGTGGAGGTTATAAAACAGATGGTGACTTAGCACAAGGAACAGGTTATCAAATATTAATGGACGGCTCAACATCAGGTGCAGATAATGATCAATCTCTTTGTGGTAATTTATTTTTATTTTCACCAAGTTCGACAACTTTTGTAAAGCATTTTATAGCACAAACTAATTCAGCAATGAGTTGGGATGCAACAGGTGCTTATTTTGTACAAGGATATTGCGATTTAACTGCCGCTATTGATGGTGTAGATTTTAAGTTTAGTAGTGGTAATATTGATAGCGGTGTTATCAAAATGTATGGATTGAGCAAATCATAATGAGTATAGTAACTTTAAATAATAGAGCATTAAAAGATGCAACAGCAGTAGGAAGCATAACAGGACTTGGTAATTTAGTTTTCATATCAAGATCAACTGCTAGTTCATCATCAACTGTTGATATTACATCAGGTATTGATAGCACTTATAAAGAATATATATTTTTTTTTAATAATATGCATCCATCAGCTTATTCACAGTTTGCTTTTAATGGAACAGATGATACATCTAGTCATTCATTTGATATAACAAAAACGACAACTCTTTTTATGGCAGCACATAGAGAAGATGGTGGTGCTAATCAATATAGTTATCAAACAGGTTCTGATCTTGCACAAGGAACAGGTTATCAAAGACTTGCAAACTATACTACTGATCAAGACGCATATTCATCTATATCAGGTTATTTACATTTATTTGATCCTAGTAATACAACTTTTGTTAAACACTTTATAGCTAGTACTTCAAATAATAATGGTGATGGAAGTGGTGGAAATGAATGGGCAAACGCATCGTATATTGCTGGATACTTTAATACAACAGCTGCAATAACAGGTTTATCATTCAAATTTGAATCAGGAAATATAGATTCAGGTACAATAGATATGTACGGAATAAGTTAAGAACAACAAATAGGAGAAACAAACATGCCAAGATATAAAATGGTCAACGGTGAAAGAATCCAACTAACTGCTGAAGAAGAAGCAGCTAGAGATGCTGAAGAACAAGCGTGGGCTGACGGTGCTTTAGGAAGAGCACAAGATAGCCTAAGATCTAAAAGAAATCAGCTTCTAGCAGAGACAGACTATTATGCTTTATCTGATGTCACTATGTCAGCTGACATGGAAACATACAGACAAGACTTAAGAGACCTGCCTGAAGGAAAAGACACTGTTGAAAAATGTGATAACGTTGTGTGG